AACCCTCCAATCAGACGTCGCTGTAGAAAAGGAGAAGGTGGCAACCCTCCAAACTGACGTAGATCGCGAAAAATTAAAAACGTTAAATTTACAAGAACGAATATTAGTCATGGAACAAGCGTACCATGCCCTACTGGAACGCGTTTCGGATTTGGAAAATTCGTGATTGTTTCGCACATTTTAGGCATACGACTAAAATGGGTAAAACAAGTTTACTTCTTAATAGAATCCATCGCGGCTAACGCGATAACCCCGACGATGAAAAACATGACGACATAGTTGCACTCTGTTGTTTCATCGACTACGGGCTGAGCTTTTTGCTTCACGACAACCTCCTGTTTAATAGGTGGAGGCTGCGGAGGTCCGAACGGCTCATCAAAGTCGATCGGACAATAGCCTATCATTTATAGTATATTTATAAATTTATTTCAACCTTCTTCTTACGAGTCCTTCCCTTTGTGGTCTTTAGTGGACCGACCTTTACCGCCTTTACATCCCCATCTTCAGTCTCTTCTGGATCTTTCGCAGAAACGATATCAGATATATCGTCATCCTCTTCTAAATCTACCGGAGGTCGTGGTATTAGGTTTGTGGTGTTCATGGCTTGCGCGGGTGGCATCATGATATTTCCCATTAGGCTCGAAATGTCGAGTCCGGGACCCTTCATTTCATGACGACCCCCTGATGGGGAAGATGCGGGTGACTGGTTCGTCATTGTGTTTTGCACAGCACTCATCATATTACCAACCAACCCGGGGTTCTGCTTCATGACATCATTTACGTTAGGCATGACCGATTTAAACATACTATTGGTAAGATGGAACATCATAGCGGATCCTCCGAGCATCATTATCAGCTTGACCTCTGGGGCGACGTGCATCTTCGTTCGGTATTTCACGTATAGTTCCTCGAAAACCTCGTCGTAATCATCTTGATTTTCCATGAGATTCTCACTCCAGCCATCGAGTTGAAGCTCGAATGGATTGTAGCGTTTATTCATAAACTCGAGACCAGTCACACATGCGATGAGCATTCGTCTAGAAAATTTGATAGATTTATCTACATCTATGCTGTACGTAATACGCTTAACCTCGGTTCTGAGTTCATCTACGGGGGAATAAACGTTTAATCGTTTATTAATGGTAAAACCACGCTTTTCCAAACGTCCGAGCTTATTCACGAGATCGGCCTTTTCCTCATCGACCGTCTTATATCCGGGAGATGGCTTTTCTTCCTGCTCATCCATGGGACCACTATAATCGTACGACTCTTGTTGCTCTCCATCATCGTATTCTCCGTAATCTATGGGTTCATCCATTTTCGGTGGGGGTGGATCATTTTGTTTCATCGGATTAGCGAACGTATCCATATCTTCCTGAAAAGCCACATGTTTGCGGGGTGGTGCTTTATGAATCTGCGAAGCGTTTCCAGGCCGATGCATAACTTGAGGCTTGGGAAAATCTAATTGAATTTCGTCAAGTACAGCCTGTTCACTGTCGTCGAGTTTCATGATAGAACCTCCTCGATCGAGAGTGATTTCACCGTCCATTACTCTCTATATTGAAACTAATCTTTTCTCTTTAACGCACTTTATAAAAAAATATCAGTAGACTATAAATGAAATTCAACAGCGTTAACCGCCGAACCGTACGAACCATCCTCATCGTTCTTGCCCTTTTATTGGTCCTGTCCTTTTTCTACCCTCCCAAGACCAGCATGTTCCAGCCCAGCCCAGTCACGGTCACCCCCGTTTCTGAGGAATCCATTCATAATCTCCCATCTACTGAGGAGTGTCTCGGCAACAGTGTTTACTCTACCAGCACTGGTGGTGTGTGTGGTGGTGGTAAGTTGGTCAGCGATCACGCCAATTACAAGATCGTCGATGGCATCGGACTTGTCTAGACTTTAATCTGAGTTAATATAAATGGCAGCTCAGCCAATTCTTTCAGATATTAATCATGAAATTCATACCGTCGTAGTTGATAGTATTAGCCCCGATTTTGTGGTACATTTACCCACACCTTTGGATAATGTCATCCAGGCTCAATTAGTTTCGGCAGTATTTACTTCCTCTGCCCAAACACAGACAGCTATTCATATAGGTATTGAGGAACTTCGAACCTTCTTTTCACAGCGTGCGAGAACGGAAACACAATGGAATCAAAATTTACCTGACGACAACCACTTAAACGGAGTTTTTGGAACCGTGGTCGGACCTCATGTTCCTCTTAACGGAGAAGAATCTGGAACTAAAGTAATTTCATTCAAAAATGAATATCCCATAAGCCAATATTATCATAATCCTATTCGAAAGTTGAGTCGTTTAACTTTTGATTTGGATAGAGAAAACGGAGATCCAGCTGATGTGTCAGCTTCGGTTTTAGTTTTCAAATTTGTTTGTAAAAATAAAAATTTAGGATGTTAGATTCCAGAGCGTCGCATACTCGTTAATTTAAAAATACTTTATAATAATAAGTATGTCTTCTGGAATCGTACAATTAATAGCTCTAGGCGCCCAAGATGAACACATCATGGGTGAACCTGAGATATCGTTTTTTACGTCCACCTTTAAAAGGCATTCTAACTTTTCACAGTCTATCGAAAAACAAACGATACAAGGATCTGTGAATGGTAATTCCATGTCGTCTATCCGGTTCGACCGAACTGGCGACCTCTTAGGATACACATATTTTACCATAGACGATGGTACCCAGGCTGTTGATTTACAAGACTGGGGCGAAGTCGTGAATAAGGTAGAATTATTAATTGGGGGTCAAGTTATTGATATTCAAGATCACAATTATACCGAAAAAATTGCTATTGATATGAACGCACAGAATGTGAGTAAGAGTTCTAACGGTGTACACCCAGGTGCATCTGCTCGGTCTTATTTTTACCCTTTGCGATTTTTCTTTTGCGAAGGGCCTCAATCCGCAATTCCTCTCGTATCTTTACAATATCATCACGTTGAACTACGGATTTATTGGGGTCCAAGTGCGGGAAACTATAACGTAGAAGCGTATTCAAATTATTATTATTTGGATAACGAAGAGCGTGGAATAATGGCTTCTCGTAGTCACGATATTTTAATAACTCAAGTTCAGAAAAATATAGCTTCTGGCGAATTAACCCAAGAACTTATTTTTAACCATCCAGTAAAATATATCGCATGTTCAAATACAAATATGGAAAGTACTCTAACTTCAATAGATAATAAAATTAAAATTAGTATTAACGGAACAGATATAGGTATTTATAAATGGGCGAAACCACATTTTGTAGACGTGCAGAGCTATTATCATACAAATTTCGTAACGTCTCCGGATTGTTTCGTACATTGTTTCTGTCTAAATACGAGTTCCCTACCGCCTACGGGTAGCTTAAATTTTAGTCGACTCGATAGTGTTAAAATACATAGCGAATCCAGACCTTTGATTGATCCTATATACGCAGTAAATTATAACATACTCAGAGTGAATAATGGGTGTGCGGGGCTCATGTACGCAAATTAAAATCAGGAGTAATATTAAATGCCGAAGAACTTGAGTACCGTCGGTGGTGCCACGGAACTTCGCTTCGGTAAGAATTGTAGAGAAGATCAGGCTGACAACTCTGTCGTCATTAACGCGAGTAATGATAAGATCGACGCAACGAAAGCGAGTGGCTTTTACCTGACACCTTTAGAAATAGCTGCCAATTTTGCCGAAGATGGTACGGATGCGACGACTAATACATTCGTGGCGTATAATCAAAGCACGAAACAACTTTTTAGAACTCAAATACCTATGACCTTATCTGGTCTCTCGGGTGCAAATCCAAGTGCTGGTGGTGATTTAAATGTCTCCGGAGATCTCGTCGTCACTGGAAATATAACGTCTGCGGGGCAAATAGCTAATATTTCAGTTGAGAATACAGTGTTCAAAGATGGACTCATCGAACTCGGTCTAGGAAACATTGATAGTGGTATAGAGATGGATCTGGGTCACGTTATGTCGCGACCCCCGGGTTTATCAAACGTCGCAGCATTTTATGACGAATCAGAGGATAAATATACTTTTTGTCATACCGTGACCACAGCTACAAACGCAACTGAAGTTAATATAAAAACGGATGAAGATTTAGATGTTCATATTCAAGGTACTTTAACCACTACCGGTAATGTATCTGTCGGAAATTTAATATTAGATGATTCCCATTCAAATGTCATACAAGCGAGTGGAAACATATACACAACTGGTAATGTATACATAGAAGGAGGTCTCGTGACAAATTCGGGAAGTGTATCTAAAAAAACATATAGTCATAAAAATGATCTTAACAAGGGTACAAGCATATTAGATGCTACGGTAACATTAACTTTTACACATCACTCATTTTACGCAAAAATTATAGCACAACTTTTCGATGATGAATTTGAAGAGGTCAGTACTATGATTCTGGATATAGCTGGTGGTAAGAGAGGTGGTGGCGCTTCTTCTGGTACACATATAGCTATGGGGCCTATGTCCATTTTTGGAAATGCGAGTACAAATCCATGGAGTTCGGAAGTTGTGACAACTGGTCATACGATAACCATCAAACCTTCTACAATTATACCGACCGGTGTTGGGGAAGATGGAAAATATTCCATTTTCGTAGAGTATATTTCACATGAATCAGATGGAAAACTTACATCTATCGAACGTCCGTCAGGAACAGGTGATGTAGTTAATTTTGGATATTAAATATACATTCTCTCCAAACGACCTATTCGTCGTTTGCAAAGATGTTTTTTATGTTATTAAAGTATAAGAATGTCAACCCCCACGAGCGTTCAAATCATTCCCGGAAATTTGGTTTTATCAGGGAACGTAGATACCAATGACACCTATAATACATTTTGTATTGATCGTGCTAATGGTAGAGTTGGTATAGGTCAAGGTTTAACCAGTCTTGTTACCGATAGTAACGATTCAAATGTTTTACAAATATCTGGGGAAGTGACAGCAACTAGATTTCATGGTGATGGTACTGGAATTACAGGACTTACCGATTCTAAATGGTTAGAAGATGATAACGGTATCAATAATATATATTATTCGACCGGTACTGTCGGAATTGGTGGAATCCCCGGTACTGAAACGCTTACGGTTTATGGCAATTTAAATTTAAAAAATGGTGGAAACTTAAAGTTAAACGATGCAGATGCCGTTTTCAGTAATTGGACATCTCACACTGACGGTATTTATCGTACGACGAATGTCGGAATTGGAGGTGTGCCGTCAGACACAAATAAACTTAAAGTTCATGGAGACGTTGAAGTCGCCTCTAACATCACCTCGAGTAATATCACCGTTGATGGAACATTTCGGGTATCCGATGGATCGCTTTCTGTGGACCTAAATGTTTCAGCGGGTAGTGGTTTTTATTACCAACAATATCCCTTACAGGCTTCGGATAGACAAGAAAACGACTACTTTGGAAGCGCGGTCGCAATCTATGAGGACACGGTCATCGTGGCAGCCAAATTCGAAGATCAGGCGGGGGTCAACGCTGGTGCAGTCTACATATTTACCCGTTCTGGTTCTTCATCTGCCGCTACGTGGTCACAACAACAGAAGATCGTCGGCGCGGGGGTCACGACGGGCGACCAGTTCGGCGGCGACGATGGGGTCGCAATCTATGGGGACACGGCGGTCGCGGGAACTATGTACCACGGCGGTAGCGGTGCAGCCTACGTATATACCCGTTCTGAGACTACGTGGACAAA